GCTAAGTTTTTTGATAATAATTCATTTAGATTTATTATGGAGAACACAAAGGAATTGTACAAAATATATAGTAAAATACCTAATTACGATACGTTAGCACAAAAAATAATGGCTGAAGGAGGTAACCGTGATTCTTCTAAAGTACATTTAGATACATTAACGGCTATAAGTGAAGGAGAGGGTCAAACTGAATATATTAAAGACACGGCACTTAATTTTTGTAAACAACAAAATTTAAAAAGAGAACTTAAAAGTGTACAAAGTATTATTGAAAGCGGTGAGTTCGAATCTTATAGTAAAATTGAACAAATCATTCAAAAGGCATTACAAGTTGGTATCAGTAATGATGATGCAACTGACGTATTTCATAATATTGATGAGGCGTTAGAAAGTGATTATCGTCTACCAATTGCAACTGGAATTGTTGGAGTTGATAAAGTTCTTAAGGGTGGATTAGGTAGAGGTGAATTAGGAGTAGTTCTTGCACCAACTGGTACTGGTAAAACCACATTATTAACTAAATTTGCCAATACAGCATATAATTTAGACTTTAACGTACTTCAAATATTTTTTGAAGATAATCCAGGTAACATTAAGAGAAAACACTATACAATTTGGACTGACATTACTGCGGACGAACAACCAGAATTTAAGGACATAGTTAAGAAAAAGGTTGAGGAAGTACAAGAAAAATCAAAAGGTAATTTAAGATTATTAAAATTAGCTAGTGATAATGTTACAATAGCCGATATCAAATCTAAAGTTAGAAAACTGAATTCAGATGGATTCAAAATTGATTTATTAATTATTGATTATATTGATTGTGTATCTTCAGATAAATCAACAAACGGAGAAGAATGGAAAGGTGAGGGTTCGGTAATGAGAAGTTTAGAAGCAATGACAGGTGAGTTTGATATGGCAATATGGACAGCAACTCAAGGTAATCGTGAATCAATTTCATCTGAAGTTGTAACAGGAGACCAAATGGGAGGTTCAATTAAGAAAGCTCAAATTGCACATGTAATCCTTTCTATTGGTAAAACATTAGAACAAAAAGAACACAACTTAGCAACTTTAACTTTACTTAAATCTCGTATAGGTAAGGATGGTATCATATGGCAAAACTGTAAATTCAACAATGAGTTCTTACTTATTGATACAGAATCACAAAATACTCTATTAGGTCACGAAGAACAAAAAGTTCAAAATAACCAAGTTAGAGCAAGAGAAGCCTTTTTAAAGAGACAAGAAGTAGCAAACAAACAAAACTAAAAAAAAATGACTGAAAAAATTTTACAAGACAACCCAGGAAGGTTTGTCCTTTTTCCTATCGAACATCATGACTTATGGAAGTTCTATAAACAATCTGAAGCGTCTTTTTGGACTGCAGAAGAGATTGATTTAAGTCAAGATGTAAATGACTGGGAGAATAAATTAAATGACGATGAACAACATTTCGTAAAACACGTGTTAGCATTTTTTGCGGCATCTGATGGTATAGTAAATGAAAATTTGGCAATGAACTTTGTTAATGAAGTTCAATACACCGAAGCTAAATTCTTTTACGGATTCCAAATTATGATGGAGAATATTCATAGTGAAACGTATTCATTATTAATTGATACATTGGTAAAAGATAAGGAAGAACAACATAAATTGTTTAATGCAATTGATACTATTCCCGCAATTAAGAAGAAAGCGGATTGGGCACTTAAATGGATTAATTCAGAATCATTCGTAGATAGACTATTAGCGTTTGCTGCGGTGGAGGGTATTTTCTTTTCAGGTTCGTTCTGTTCAATTTTTTGGTTAAAGAAAAGAGGTTTAATGCCAGGTTTAACTTTTTCAAATGAGTTGATTTCTCGTGACGAAGGTGTACACTGTGATTTCGCTTGTCATCTTTATAACAACCACATTGAAAATAAAATATCACCAGAAAGAATTAAAGAAATTATTTGTGGTGCGTTAGAAATTGAAAAAGAATTTATTCTTGAAGCATTACCAGTTCGTTTAATCGGTATGAACTCAGATTTAATGTCACAATACCTTGAGTTTGTAACAGATAGATTATTGGTTGCATTAGGTGCTCCTAAAGTTTATAATTCAGAAAATCCTTTTGATTTTATGCAAAACATTGCATTACAAGGTAAAACTAATTTTTTTGAGAAAAGAGTGGCTGAATATCAAAAAGCTGGTGTTAATAACGTAGCAACTGAAGATTTAGATTCAGCATTTGGTGACGACATTGATTTTTAAAATATTATTATAAAGATGAAAGTAAAAAAAAGAGACGGTTCCTTAGAGGAAATGAGGTATGATAAAATCACGAGAAGAATTAGTGTTTTCTGTAGTGATTTAAATTTAGAATATATTGACCCAACATATGTTACATTAAAAGTAACACAAGGAATTTATGACGGAATATCAACAACTGAGTTAGATGTGTTAGCGGCGGAGACAGCTGCTGCCATGGTTACAACACATCCAGATTATGCTAAGTTAGCTGGTAGATTGGCAGTTTCTAATTTACATAAAACAACACATAAAAAATTCTCACAATGTGTTAAAGAACTATATTCTTTTGTTGAACCAAAAACAGGTAAAGAATCTTCATTAATAAGTGATGACGTTTACAAGTTTGTGATTGATAATAGAGAAACTTTAGATGGTGCAATTCATCAAGAAAGAGATTTTGATTTTGATTATTTTGGTTATAAGACATTAGAACGTTCTTATCTTTTAAAGATTGGAGATAGAGTTGTTGAAAGACCACAATATCTTTATATGAGAGTTGCGGTTGGTATATGTAAGGGTGATTTAGATACTGCGTTAAGAATTTATGATGACTTATCACAACATTTTTATACTCACGCAACACCAACATTATTTAATGCTGGTACACGTAGAGCACAAATGTCATCTTGTTTCTTAATTGGAAACAAAGGTGATGATATTGATGGTTTGTTTGACACAATTAAAGACGTTGCAAAGATTTCTAAGTGGGCTGGTGGTATCGGTTTACATGTTCATGATGTTCGTGCTAAAGGTGCATATATTAAAGGAACAGGTGGACAATCTGATGGATTGTTACCAATGATGAAAACATATAACGAAGTTGCTCGTTGGATTAACCAAGGAGGAAAACGTAAAGGTTCGTTTGCTGTTTATTTAGAACCATGGCATTCTGATGTATTTGAATTTATTGATTTAAGAAAAAATCACGGTAAAGAGGAAATGAGAGCAAGAGATTTGTTCTTAGCAATGTGGACTCCTGATTTGTTTATGCAACGTGTCGAACAAGATGGTGATTGGACATTGTTCTCACCTGATGAGGCACCTGGATTATCTGATGCATATGATAGTCCTGAAGATAAGGCGTTTACTCGTTTATATGAATCATACGAACAACAAGGTTTAGGTAGAAAAGTCATTAAAGCAAGAAAATTAATGGATGCTATCTTAACTGCACAAATTGAAACAGGTACACCCTATATGTTATATAAGGACCCTGCCAATTATAAATCAAACCAAAAGAATTTAGGTACTATCAAGTCATCAAACTTATGTACTGAAATTATTGAATATAGTTCACCAACTGAACAAGCGGTTTGTAATTTAGCATCAATTGCTTTACCTAAGTATATTTTAAACGGTGAATTTAATCACGATTTATTATATGAATACACATATCAAGTTGTAAAAAACTTAAACAATGTGATTGATTTAAATTATTACCCAACAGAAGAAACAAAACGTTCAAATCTTAAACACAGACCAGTTGGTTTAGGAGTTCAAGGTTTAGCCGATGTGTTTTGTATGTTAAATTTACCATTTGAATCTGAAGATGCTGATAAATTACAAACAGATATTTTTGAAACAATATATTTTGCAGCGATGACATCTTCAAATGACTTATCGAAAGAGTTTGGACCATATGAATCAATTGCAGGTTCACCAATCGAAAAAGGAATTTTCCAATTTGAGATGTGGGGTAAAACTGACAAAGATTTATCTGGTCGTTGGGATTGGAAAAAATTAAGGAAGAATGTTGTTAACTACGGTGTTAGAAATTCATTATTGGTTGCACCGATGCCAACAGCATCTACAGCACAGATTTTAGGTAATAATGAAGCATTTGAACCATTCACAACAAATTTATATTCACGTAGAACATTAAGTGGTGAGTTTGTCATGATTAACAAACATTTGGTTGCCGATTTATTGAAGTTAGGGTTATGGAATGATACGATTAAGAACAAGTTAATCATGGAAAATGGTTCGGTTCAGAATATTCCTGAGATTCCAACTGAAATGAAAGAAGTATATAAGACCGTTTGGGAAATGTCTCAAAAGAGAGTTTTACAAATGGCAGCAAACAGAAGTGTATTTATTGACCAATCACAATCATTAAATTTATTTGTGGATAATGCAACTAAACCTAAATTATTAGCTGCACACTTATTCGGATGGAAATTAGGTTTAAAAACTGGTATGTATTACTTAAGAACAAGAGCTGCGGTTGATGCGTTGAAAGGTTTAGGGGTTGATATGTCAGCATCAAAACCAGTCGAACAAACATCATCTGTGAATAATGTTGAAGTTCCAACAAATAATACATTGATTAGTGAACAAACACCTGAAGTTGTAATGACATCAGAAAGACCCACCGATTCACCATTTGAGTGTGAGGGATGTGGTTCGTAATAAAATTAGGTATATTTTACTATAAATTTAACCCAGCTTCGGCTGGGTTTTTTATTTATTACCATTTTATAATAGTTTATATTTATTGGTATGGCGGTAAAATATGGAATTGATTTTCCTTTTAGAGACAGTTTAGAAGGTAGTTATTTAAAAATGACCTCAGCACCCGATAGGGAAGTTAGAGCTAATTTAATACATCTATTATTAACAAAAAGAGGTAGTCGTTATTTCTTACCTGATTTTGGTACAAGATTATATCAATTTATATTCGACCAAAACGACATGGTAACTTGGAACTTAATTGAAGAAGAAATTAGGGAATCGGTAAAAAGATACATACCTAATTTAGACATAACAAATCTTGAAGTAATTTCTGCGGAAGATGATCCTGATAATGTAAGAACATTTTCTTCTGATGAGGACGAAAGACTTTTTAGAGTATCAGATAGTAAAAATAAACCGTACACCGCTAAAGTAAAGATTGAATATACAGTTAATAATGGAGCGTTTTCGTCTTCAGATTTTATAATATTAAACATTTAAAATGGGAAAAAAGATATCATACGCAACCAGAGATTTTGCGGGACTTAGACAAGAATTAGTAAATCTAACAAAAGAATATTATCCTGATTTGGTTAAAAATACCAATGACGCATCAATATTCTCTGTATTGTTAGATTTAAACGCGGCAGTTGCAGATAACTTACACTTTCATATTGATAGGGTTTGGCAAGAAACAATGTTAGACTTTGCTCAACAAAGACAATCGTTATTTCATATTGCAAAAACTTATGGTATTAAAATACCCGGTAATAGACCATCCGTTTCTTTATGTGATTTTTCTATTAACGTACCAGTAAGGGGAGATAAAGAGGATGATAGATATTTGGGTGTTGTTAAAGCAGGTGCTCAGGTTTCAGGAGGAGGACAAATATTTGAAACATTAGAAGATATTGATTTTTCTGACCCATTCAATAGTAGAGGAGAACCAAATAGACTTAAAATACCTAATTTTGATAATAATAATAGATTAATTTCATACACTATAACAAAAAGAGAACCTGTTGTTAACGGAGTTACAAGAATTTATAGAAGAGTAATTTCAGAATTAGATCAAAAACCATTTCTTAAACTTTACTTACCTGAACAAGATGTGTTAGGTGTAACGTCTATTATTCATAAAGATGGAACCTCATTTGG